TCAATGGGAAGAGGACTTCCGATCTCAAATGGTGATATTCCAGAAGTTGAGTATAGTGAGGGTGATGTAGTACTATATGATGCACGATCTAGAATTGGTATTCATGCAGAGTATGACATCATTCGCAGAGAACATGTAATCGCAGTGGTGAATGATGAAACTGACTGAATATCTTAACGCTGTCAACTATACGAAAGAACCTCTTATGGATACAGAGGATGAGCAGGTTGAAAAGAAATACGCACCATATGTGATCAACCGATGTCTCTCGTACTTCGTAGACACGGTTATTCATGCGAATGAAATGAATCGGGTTTCTTCTTGCGACAAGAAAATGCAATTTGATTACTACCGAGGAGCGATTCGCAAGAGAAAGAGATTCAGTAAATGGCTTAAGAATGAGATGAGTGAAGACTTCTTTGTAGTCAAGGAATACTACAATTATAGTAATAGTAAAACAAAGGAAGTTATGAATTTATTGAAACCAGAGGACATTGATTATATGAGAACATATCTCTCTGGTGGGGGTATAAACTCATAATGACATACATATTATGTAAATAATTATAGGAATAATATGATGGAAAATGAAGACATCTTTAAGGGTTTGGGTGTTGAAATAAAACTCAAATCCGAAGATGATTTCCTGAAAGTGAAAGAGACTTTGACTAGAATCGGGATATCATCTAGAAAAGAAAAAAAGTTATATCAATCTTGTCATATCCTCCACAAACGAGGAAGATATGCTATAATGCATTTCAAAGAATTATTTGAAATGGATGGTTTAGAATCAAACATGACTGATAGTGATATAGGTAGAAGAAATACGATAACCAGTTTGCTAGAAGAGTGGGGACTTATTAAAATAGAATATCCATTTGAAGATGATGAACCAATGGCAAACATTGGAAAAATAAAAATCATATCATTTAAAGAGAAGAGCGATTGGGAATTGATTCCGAAATACCATATAGGAAATAGTTGATTATGGATTTATATTATGAAAACACTTCTGATAAGTTTCTACAGTGACATAGAAGATAGAACATACTATAGTGATCACGCTGAAAGATTAATTTCAGAGTGCGAGTCTCTTAGTATTCCTTATGATATCCGAGAGAAAGAATCTCTTGGAAACTATCAGTTGAATTGTCTCAGTAAACCTCAGTATATTTTAAATATGATAGAGGAATTGAAAAGACCTGTTTTGTGGTTGGATATTGATACAAAAGTTCATAAACCTTTGGACATATTTGATGAGTTTGATTCTTCGGTTGACATGGTTATTGCAACCGCAAACGGTATGCTTTCTGGAATTAAAGCATCTCCTTTATATTTTGGTAACACAGAAAATGCTAAAACTTTTCTAAGAGAATGGCATAATTCCGGTAGGGATATTCTGGAAAACAATAAAGGTGTGTTTGATCATGAACCTCTGTTTCCTTTAGTTCAACATTTTCATAAGAAAATAAACATGAAGTTTGTAGGACCAGAATATTGTATATGGCCAGGACATACAAACGAAAATACTTATATTACTATGGGTCTTGCAGATTCCAAAACAAAGAAGCAAGCACTTAGGGATCTTGGAATGGACGAATCTTTAATAGAATGGCAATCGCCGGGAGACAAAATATGAAGTGGGATGTTATTGGTGCGCCTTTCTCTCTTGAACACTCCTCTTGTTCTAATATGAAACCCAAAATGTTTTCTTGGGATGATGTTGAATTAGATGTAGAAATTTGGATTGATTCTGCGATTGAACAGGGACTTGTTACTCCTAAAAGAAGAGGTAGTAAGTATGCATGGATATGCGAGTCTAGATCCATAGTTCCTTTTCTATCAAACTTGTATAGTTTAAATCAAGATGGAAGAATGTATGTTGATGGTATCACTCCAATATTACAAGACATGATTGATGAGTTTGATGCAATATTTACATGTGATAAGGATTTAGTCAAACTACACGAAAAGATTCATTTTTGTTACGCTGGAAGCACCCTTCCTTGGATTCATAAAAATGACTATAACATTGATTTTAAGAATCACTTTTGTTCTATGATATCTTCACATAAGGTTATGTGTAAAGGACACGAAGACAGAAGAAATCTTTTTGAAAGAATTAAGAAGGAATTTGGCGAACCAAGTGAAGATAATAAAAATCCTCCCATCCATTTTTATGGTGGTATAGCCGGAAAACCATTTGGTGTTAGTGATGATCTTAATACCTCTTGGCATAATAAAGCACAAGCATTAAAACCATACATGTATAGTATCGTTATGGAGAACGATAGATATCCATCATACTTCACAGAAAAACTTACTGATTGTTTTGTCACAGGAACGATTCCAATCTATTGGGGCGCACCAGACATTGGTGATTACTTTAATACTGATGGTATGTTTATAGTTAATAGTATTGATGATATTATGAATTGTTTAAAGTTTTTACACAATCCTACAAATCTAAAAAATCAATATATGTCTCGTCTTATGCATATGAGAAATAATTTTCACAAAGTAACTTTTATGGAAAGTCCAGATGACATGTTGTATAGGAAAGTTTTGAATATGCAAAGGGTGATAGTATGAAATATGTAACCTTTACATCCACCGGTTCCTTGGAATTGTGTGAAAATTATCTTTTAAGTGCAAGAAATGTTGGAATAGAAGAAAACATCATTGTCTACTGTTTAGACTCAGAATCAATGGACAGATTGAAAAATTATAATTGTGAATTGAGAACATTTGATGTTCCCGTTACAGAAGAATTTCATGAGTATGGTAAACCACAATTTAGAAAAGTAACAGAAACGAAAATTCAAATTGTAATTAATGCTTTGCAAAATATGGAGTCATTAATTTACACCGATTGTGATATGGTGTTTCGTCACGATCCAACAGAATTGATATTAAAAACAGATTCTTCAGTTACGGATAAGTATGATATTGATATATTCTTTGCAAGTGATTCTCCTTTTATGGACATATGTACTGGGTTTATGTTTATTAAAAACACAGAAAATGTTCACCAATTGTTTAAGAGATATTTTGAAATGAGTAATTGGTATAGATCACAAAATAGTGAAGTTATGTATGATCAAGAAATAATTTATAGAATGTTGATGGAAAATATTGTTCCCCTACAATATGGATTATATCCAACGTCCTTTATAAAGAATGGACATCAATATTGGAATGAATCCGAAAAGAGAACAGGAAACGAATCAGTTGTTCATGTCAATTTCACAATAGGAAAAGAAAACAAAATAAACAGACTGAAGGAAGCAAATCTTTGGTATGTACAGGAAGAGGTTAAATTATGAGTAAAATTCCAGCACAATCGTATCACGCACATTATCTTTTTGAGAACGGGGTTCTTGAATTTGATGAACCAGTAGAAATTCATGTTTGCAGATTTGGACCGAACATGCAAAAAATCTCAACCGATACTGTTCCCGGTTATCCGGCATATCAAGTTCATTTTGATAATCCATCTGCATTTAAAGTGTATGTAAACTCGAACGAAGCATACTATTCACCAAATAGAGAAAACATAGATGCAGTTATAGCCAATCATCGTCAATATGATTTGATTCTTACAATTGATAGATCAATTGCATCTCAATGTCCAAATGCAAAACTATTTCCTTATGGAACAACATGGTTAAACAGAGGACACATTGATCATCCAGATGGTTTGGGTAATTTTGATGAAGAGTATGTAAAAGAATTTTGGAACGATAAGAAGTTTGAAGTAAGTTTTCTTGTAACCAGTCATTATAGAACTCTTGATGGTTATGAATTAAGAAAGAATCTTTGGACTCAAAAATCTTGGCTAACAGTACCATTGAAGTTTTACAATAGCACAAAGATGCCTGCTCCAGACGATACAGCAGAAGATTTACCAAATGATGATAAAAAACATTTGTTCAACAGTCATTTTTCAATTGCAATTGAAAATTGTAGAATAGACGATTACTTTACTGAAAAACTAATAGATTGTCTAATCACAAAAACAGTCCCAATTTATTTTGGTTGTTCGAATATTGATAAGTATTTTGATACAAGAGGAATGATTATAGTTGAAAGTGGAGATGTAAAAGAATTAATTGATAAGGTAAACAAACTTACTCCAGAGACATATGAGAAAATGTTACCATATGTTGAAGAAAATTACGAGAAAGCAAAGGTCTATGCTAGAAGTTATGCAGAAAGAATAAAAGAAGAAATTGATAATGCTATAGAAAAAAGAAATAAAAGCAAAAAGAAATTAACAATAGGAATTCTTACTCTAGAAGAAGAGGAAAGAAAAGTTCTTCTTAACAGACTTCTTTCATTTTTAAACATGCATATGTCAGATGAAGATAGAGAAGATATTGAGATACTTGTAAATATAGATGATGGAACAAAATCAGTTGGACAAAAGAGAAATGAAGTTCTTGATAATGCAAAGGGAGAATATATTTGTTTCGTTGATGATGACGATCTAGTAGATGAAGAATATACATCACTTATTATGAAAACTATAAGAGAAAATGAAGATCTAGATTGCATTGGATTCTCAGGAATGTATTATGTTAATGGAAATGAAACTATGTTATTTAAACATGCAAAACAATATGGTGGTCATTACAAGGATGGATTTGGAATTCAACATAGACCAGTAAATCATTTAAATCCTGTAAAGACAGAATATGCAAAAAAGATAAGATTCCCCGAACAGGACTTCGGTGAGGATAGTGATTATTGCGATAGACTCTTGGAGTCTGGATTATTAAAGAACGAGGTTATAATTGATAAGGTAATGTATCATTATCTTTGGAGCGAAGAAGGTTCAAGGACACACGCATGAAATATAAAAAAGTAATTAGTTTTAGTCTATGGGGGGATAATCCATTTTATAATGTTGGTGCTATAAGAAATGTTGAATTAGCAAAAGAATATTTTGGTGGTTGGATTTGTAGGTTTTATATTGGTACTTCAACTCCAAAAGATACCATAGAAGAATTGAAATCACACGATAATGTAGAAATCATTATGATGGATAGTGATGAAGGATGGGATGGAATGTATTGGAGATTTTATCCAATAAATGATGAAGAAGTTGATATTATGATTTCAAGAGATGTTGATTGTAGATTAAGTAATAGGGATTCTCATGCTGTAAATGAATGGTTGAAAAGCGGAAAAATATTACACATAATGAGAGATCATCCAATGCACAGTGAACCTATTATGGGGGGAATGTGGGGATGTAGAACCAAAGAACTTTTTGAAAACATCATACAGGAAATATATGAACCCTTCCCTGAACTTCCTAAACCATCTCATATAAAGGATTGTATACGAGATTGGACAGAAGCAGAGAAAATTAAAACAAAAATGGGCGGTCATAACACTCTAAAACTAGAACAATATAACAATCATGGTATTGATCAAAAGTTTTTAAGAAATGTTGTATACAAAACATCATACAAAGAGGCATGGATTCATGATAGTTTCCCGATGTATAATTCTTGGTCGGGAAGATTTGACGAACAGAGACCTGTTGGATTAAAAGAATTAAATACTGGATTTCCCACTATGAGAATAGATTGGAATGACTTCATAGGTCAAATTTATTTTGAAGATGAAACACCCAACGAAGAATCTTCAGAATTTTTAAAACAAAGAGATGAATGCATTTATATGGACTATCCAAAACATGATGAGGAAAAAAATGAAAAAAGTAATTAGTTTTAGTTTATGGGGCGACAAACCAGGCTATGTAATAGGTGCAATTTTAAACGCAGATATTGCTAAAGAACATTGGCAAGATTGGACTTGTCGTTTTTATGTTGCACCCACCGTCCCCTCTGGTATAATAGAAGAGTTAGAATCAAGAGACAACGTAGAAATCATTTTTATGGATGAAGATGAATCATGGAACGGAATGTTTTGGAGATTTTATCCTGCTTCAGACCCCAGTGTCGATGTAGCAATTTTTAGAGATACGGATTCTATGTTACATGTTAGAGATAAAGCGGCAGTGGATGAATGGATTGCAAGCGACAAGGATGTTCACATCATGAGAGATAATTGTCAACATGGTTGGACAATTTGTGGTGGTCTCTGGGGAACAAAGAAAGGGTTTTTACCAAATTTAAAAAGCATGATAGAGGATAATGTTTTAACACAAAAAGAAGAGTTCAACAAACATGGAGTAGATCAGATATTTTTACAATATCATATTTATCCATTAGCAAAAGAGAGAGCATTTGTTCATGATGATTGGTTTCCAAATGGATTCGCGGGGGAGGAAAAACACCCATTCCCAATTCCTCGTTTAAGAGGAGAAGGTTGGTGGAGACAAGAATTTCCAGAATGGCACACTGGTTTAGAATTACACAGAAGTGAACATTGGTTTAGGGACGATAATTGCAAACATCCAGAGTGTTGTTTACCCTGTCCAGCATGTGGTGTTTTACATGATAATGATTATTTAGGAAAAGTTTACGACATGACACAGGAAGAGTATGATAAGTACTCACATTTATTGGGAGTTAAAGTATGAAGACATTACAACAAATTGGAGAAGAACTTGGAAGTAGGATGGATGGTGACAAACACAAACATCATTTTCAAAATATCACACATCTTATGAGATACGAACAATATTTTTCTGAATTTCGTGAAGAAGAATTTAATATTTTAGAAATAGGTGCAAGCGGAGGACATTCTCTATTAGTATGGCAAGAATATTTTCCAAATGCAAAAATATATGCTGTAGATGTACAACCTGCTTGTGCGAGACATACAAACGATAGAATTACGGTTAGAATAGGAAGTCAAATTGATGAAGAATTTATGAAATCTGTTGGAGATCAAGCAGGAAATTTTAAAATTATTGTTGATGATGGTTCTCATGTCGGTGAACATATGATGAAAACATTAAAAATTATGTGGGAGTATTTGTCACCCGAAGGTTATTATGTCTTTGAAGATACAGGAACTACCAGAACAATAAATCCACTAAAAAGATGGCCTGGATATAAAGAGGGCGGATTTGTTGATATTGCAGAAAAAGATTATGATGGTGATAATTATGACATAGGAAAAAGCAGACATCTTATCGATGATTGGATTATTGAAGAATTACAAGCAATGGACAGCAATTTATATAACGAGAAAAATTTTGAAACAACATTAGGAGGATACCCATTGGATTTTATTCATTTTTATTCATGTCTACAAATAATGAAAAAGGCAAAAGAATGTTCAGTTGATGGAGTATCAGATTCTGTGGTTTACGATCAAGTTGGAAATAAAATTTTTGAATGTGAGGTCAAAGAATGAAAATTGACAAAGTAGTATTCTCAACGTCTGAGGAATTTAGCCCATTTTGGAATATACAGTCTTATATTTGGAAAGAAAAATTAGGAATTGAACCAGTGTGTATTCTTTGGGGTGATGTAAAAAACACCAACATGAAGGACACCTATGGTGAAATTATTGAAAAGAAATATAATCGAGACATGATTAAATCTTTTCAATTAACATGGAGTAAGTTTTATCATCCTATAACAGAACCAGATAAGGTTTGGATGATAGGTGATATAGATTTAATTCCTTTACAAAAAAATCATTTTACGAGTAAAATAAAAGATTTACCAGATGATGTTTACACACATTTAGCATATGATATCTTAAATAAAGGTAAAAAGTTTCAAGAGAGTGGGATGTTGACTGCAAATTATCATGTAGCAAAAGGTAAAACATTCATTAAGGGTCTTGGGTTAGACGAGTGTTCTTTTGAAGAACAGATTAAAAGAGTAACACAAGATGAGTACAATAGATTTGGTCAATCAACTACTGAAAAACACATGAAAGATCATCAACAATGGACAGATGATCATGGTTATCCGTGTTTTATTTCTCCCGAAAATGATAACACTGAAATATCATATTGGCAAGCAGACGAAAGATATAGTACATGGAGATTGAGAAGATCGATTGGATGCGATTCTTCATCTGAACTTCCAGGTCCTTGGTGGGTGGATAAGAATTCATATGGAAATAGCAACGAACCTTTACCATTTCAGAAAGACAGACAAATAGAATTTTCAAGTGATGTTACTCTGGATCTTTCATTTTCCCCACATGGTGGTTTGGTTGATAGAGTTGATAGATGTGAATTTAGAAATGGAAATTACACAAATTGGAACCCAGTAAAATTAAAAGAACATGGGTATGTTGACATGCATTGCTGGAGACCTTACCATGAACAGGAAAATTCCATGTTGGAAGTTCTATCTCATGCTTGGGGAGAGGATGTATATAAGATTATTAAGGACAAACAAGAAGGAGTCCTACAATGAAGATTGATAAAATAGTATTTTCAACGTCAGAAGAATATAGTGGGTTTTGGAATATACAGTCAAAAATTTGGAAGTCTGTTTTTGATATAGAACCAGTTTGTATTTTGTTTGGTAAAAAAGAAAATACCAACATGAAAGAAGATTATGGTACTATTATTGAAAGAGAATTTGAAAAAGATCTACCAAAAGTTCTTCAAATTACTTGGTCAAAATTTGATTATCCTAAGACAGAACCAGATACTGTTTGGATGTTGGGGGATATTGATATGGTTCCCCTTCAAAAATTTTATTTCACAGATAATATAAAAGATGCACCAGAGAATGCTTATTTACATTTAAATTTTGCAGGGATTTCTTTAGTTAGAAGGGGAATTCTTGATGCTTTCTTGAAAGAAGGTTCAGAATCAATAGCAAGATCAAACGGAAGTTATAACACTGGTGCTGATCTTCCGGGACATTATCACGTTTCAAAGGGTAGTAATTTTCAAAAAATATTTAATTTGGATAGAACATTTAGAGAGCAAGTAGATGATATTGCTTCTTCGCATAGACATGGATTGGGTCCTGCTGGTAATTCAGAAAAACCACAAGGTGTTGATGAAATTGTAAATGCGGGAGGTTATTATTGGTGTGCAGAAGAAAGTTACTCTTCAGAAAAACTTTTCTATGCAGTTCAAAATAAACAAATTGAATTTTATGGGTATTGTTATCATAATGGTCACAATAGAATAGATAGAAGCACATGGAGTAATGATAAAGCAGATTATTTCTATGATAAGAAACGATTATCTTCTGGTTCTGAAATAGTAGATATTCATTGCGAAAGACCATACGAAAAGCAAGAAAATGCATTGAATGAAATTGTAGAATTGTCTGGTATTTTTGAAACTGTCGGAGTTTGAGTGAATAAAATTATTTCTATTTCTGGTAGTTCTGGTGTAGGGAAAACCACCATATCCAGACTTATCTCTCTCGCATTACCAAACGAAAAAACTTTGGTATTGAGTGGTGATGACCTTCACAGATGGGAGAGGGGTGATGTAAACTGGAAAAAAATTACTCACTTAAATCCAGAAGCAAACAATCTTTTACTTGGCTTTGAACATCTAAAAACCCTAAAGGGTAATAATAAAATAACAAGACAAACATACAACCACGACACAGGAAAGTTTGATGAGGGTGTAACAGTATATCCTTCAAAGTTTATAGTGTATGAAGGACTTCATGCTTTGTATGATGTCCGTACAAGAGATATTTCTTGGATAAAGATATTTGTCGATACGGACGAAGAACTGAAAAAAGAATGGAAAATGAAAAGGGACACAAAGAAGAGAGGGTATACCAAGAAGCAAGTAGAAGATGCCATTAAAAGAAGAGAGAAAGACGAAAGAAAATATATAAACCCTCAAAAAGACCATGCAGATTTAATCATTCGTTTCAAGAAGAAGAATGAAAAGATTATTCTTGAATGTGAAGTTATAAATGAACATGCAGAAGAGTTGGTGCATTTGTTAGAAGATGCTTATACGAAACATTCTACATTTATAGAAGTTTGTAATGAATTATCAAATCAATATGAATTGGTTCAGAGCAGAGGGGGAAATGTTTCCTACAAACTTAATGATAAGTTGATAATCACTTCGTCTGGTTCCAAGATGTCTGATGTTACTTTCTTTGGTGGTAACTGTGTGTGTAATGTTCATTTGTTGCCATCTTATTTTGAACATGATGATTTCTATAGGGACAGATTGTATAAATCAAAACTATTTGAATCATCAGAAAGACCTTCTATGGAGACAGGAGTTCATTGTAATCTAGAAGGTGATATACTCCATACCCATCCAATTTATTTAAATACAATTCTTTCATCTAAGGAAGCAAAAAGTATCATAGATGAGTTATTTGGTGAAATGGATTATGAATTCATTCCTTATTGTAGCCCTGGCGTTGAACTGACAAATCTGATTGCAAGTTACAGACAGTCATCGGTTTATTTCCTCGAGAATCATGGACTGGTTGTTTGTTCTGATGATTTAAAGGAAGCATATGAAACGACTAAATATATTAATGATACATGTAAAGATTGGTTGATGAGTAAGTCAGCATCCTTTATTGAATTTAATCATGTGGTTGATAGTTGTTATGGATATGTTTTCCCAGATGCGGTTGCTTTGAGTGATGATAATATGACAGTGAATTGTTACATCATAAACACTATAAGTGAATTAAACTTAACTCCTAAGTTTTTGACAGATAGTGAAATTTCTAAATTACAAAATATGGAATCTGAAAAATATAGGAGTCAGTTGGTATGAAAATTATAGCACCAATGGCAGGCACAGGTCAAAGATTCGTTGATAGCGGATATAAAGAACCAAAACCACTGATTGAAGTGAATGGTAAAAAAATCATTCAATATATCATTGAGATGTTTTCTCCCGATGATGATTTTGTTTTTATCTGCAACGAGAAACATTTAGCCGAAACAAACATGAAGGATGTTCTACAAGAACTCTGTCCAGATTCTGTTGGTATTTCTATGCCACTTCATAAGTTAGGACCAGTATATACTGTTCAACAGGCATATGATTTCATCGATGATGATGAAGAAGTTATTATTACATATTGCGACAACCCATACATTTGGGATAGAGAAGATTTTCTTCGTCATATCAGAGAGAAGGACTTAGATGGTTGTGTTCTTTCTCATTCTGGTTTTCATCCACACACATTAAACAACACTAAAATGGCATTCATGAAAACAAACGGAGATTTGGTAGAAGAGATCAAAGAAAAGGAATGCTACACAGACGATCCTATGAATGAACATGCTTCCACAGGAACTTATTATTTCAAGAAAGGTTCGTATGTTAAGAAATATTTTAAGGAAGCAATGGAAAAGAATGTTCAATATAATGGTGAATTTTATGTAACATTAGTATATAATCTTTTAATACAAGATGGATTGAGAGTTGGGTTTTATGATACACCATTTGCAACTGTAATGGGAACACCCGAAGAGGTTGAGAATATTGAAGCATGGAATTCAATTATCAATAAAGGTCAAGTGAAGAGCGAAGAAGATTTATTGAAATGCTATCGCTATTGGAGGTTATATCATGATTCTGATATCTCACAGAGGAAATCTTGATGGGTTAAATCCTGAAAGAGAGAATAGTCCTGATTATATTGATGAAGCAATAGCAAAAGGATATGATGTTGAAGTTGATGTTTGGTCTTATAGAGTCAATCAAGATTGGGTTTGGTTGGGACATGATGAACCAGAGTATACAGTGAAAAAACAGTGGCTGTTGGACAGAAAAAATAATTTATGGATCCATTGTAAAAATTTTAATGCACTTACACAATTGGTGAATACAGAACTTAGAATTTTCTATCACGAAAAAGAACAATATACTATTTTGAATAATGGATTAATATGGGCCCATAATATTGAAGAAATAGATGATAGGTGTATCATACCTTTATTGTCTAGAGAGTCTGTTTTAGAGTACAATCAAGCAGGTTTCTATGGAGTATGTTCTGATTTTATCTATGATTGTGAGAAGAAATTTAATGATTGATGCGATTACAGAATGGATTAAGGATTATACTGAAACCAGTAACATAGAAACTTTGGTAATTGGAGTTTCTGGTGGTATAGATTCCGCAGTTGTTTCAACACTTTGTTCCATGACTGGATTGAGAGTCATAGTTTTGAATATGCCAATTCATCAAGATAAGATTTTGGATTCTCGTTCAGATAAACACATAGAATGGTTAAAGAGAAAATTTAAGAATGTAGAATCTAGAAAGATAGATTTGACGAAAACATTTGAAATGTTTTCAGGATGCTTTGAAGAGAAAGACATGGACGAACTTTCATTGGCAAATTCTCGTGCAAGATTACGAATGACAACACTATATCAAATCGCTGCAACAAATAGAGGAATTGTTGTGGGTACTGGGAATAAAGTAGAAGATTTTGGTGTGGGGTTTTTCACAAAGTATGGAGATGGTGGAGTAGATATTAGTCCTATCGCAGACTTGATGAAAACAGAAGTTTGGGAAATGTCAAAAGAAATGGGAATCATACAGGAAATTATTGATGCACCTCCTACTGATGGTTTATGGGATGATGGAAGAACTGATGAAGAACAATTGGGTGCTTCGTATTCTGAAATTGAAAAGGCTATGATTTATGCAGAAGAAAACAATTTAGAGGATTTTTATCCCACAGGTGACGAAAAGTTCGATTC